GATAAAGCTAAGTCTAAATATAATAAAGGGCCAGAATGCCAAATATGCGGAACCAAGGCCCGTTTAGACTTTCATCACTTTTATACATTAACGATGATGTATGACAAGTGGATTAAGGAAAAGAAACAAGCAAGGCCAGAACATTATACGAACGAGTACATTGTTATCTGGCGAGACGAATTTATAGAAGATCACTGGGCAGAGCTGTACGATGAAACAGTCACCCTCTGCCACGATCATCACTTACAATTACACTCCGTTTATGGGAGGAACCCGCCACTTCATACTGCAGCAAAGCAGAAAAGGTGGGTAGAGAGACAAAGAGAGAAATATGGCCTGGTATGACTTCTGGAATAGAGGGGATAAAGTAGAAAAGCTAAACCCCGCCCAGGAGGAGATCGTAGTAAGCCTAGAGGGTGCAGGCCCGATTGGCTCACGCGAGCTTCCAATGAAGTACACTGCGTACTATGAACATTTGGAAGTTGTAAATCGCGGAGTCAATATGATAGTAGATGATGCAGCGGAGATTCCTCTTTACATAGGGGAGCCCATTAAAGGAGCAAAGCCTGTAACTCAAGGCGAAAATGTTCGTAGAAAAAAAGTCGACTTGTTATTAAACAAGGAACCTAATCCATTTCAAGATATATCTAGCTTTCGAAGAAACCTCATTATCGACTATATACTTGATGGGAATATTTTTATTTACTTTGATGGGTCTGCGCTGTATCACATTCCAGCAAATCACATGGACATTATTCCAGACACAAAAACTTATGTGACTGGATATACATTTCAGAAGAGCACTAATTTTAGCCCTGATGAAATTATTCATATCAAAGAAAACAGCTTTAATAGTATCTACAGAGGAACAAGTAGGCTGAGAGCTGCAAGAAGCACACTAGCAAAGCTGGTGAATATGCTTTCATTCCAGGATAACTTTTTTAAGAACGGAGCTGTCACAGGACTTGTAATAAAAAGCCCAGATATTATTAGCGAAAAGAATAAAGAGAGAATGATCCAATCTTGGATGACTAAATACTCTCCTACAGGCGGCGGAAGACGGCCTCTTATACTTGATGGAGGTATGACGCTTGACTCACTTTCATCTGTAAACTTTAAAGAACTGGATTTTGAAGAGTCAATTGATGCCGCTGAGAAAAAGATTATGAAAGTACTTGGAGTTCCTCCAGTACTTATGGATTCAGGTAATAATGCAAATATTAGACCGAATCACAGATTATATTATTTGGAAACTATACTACCTATTGTAACAAAAATCAATACAGCTTTAGAAAGATTCTTTGGGTATGAGATAACTCCAAATGTAACAAATATTCCTGCACTTCAGCCAGAACTCCGAGATGCAGGTAGCTATTACACAACCTTGGTTAACTCAGGTATTATTACACCAAACGAAGCTCGACATCAGTTGAACTTTGACAAGATGGTTGACCATAACTGCGATGAGATTCGTATACCACAAAACATCGCAGGTTCCGCAGTAGACGCGAGTCTAGGCGGAAGACCTCCAGGAGAAACAGATGCAGACGAAGAGTAAACGCCACGAAGCTTACCTAGGTATGTTCGAAGCCTTCAAGAAAGAAGGAAGAGAACTTAACATAGGAGAAGCAAAAAAGCTTTACCCAGAAGCAGCCGCAGCTCTCAGAAAGCACTCAGTAAGTATGGGTGCAGGCATGAGACGCCTTAAAAAGATTTTCAAAAACGAATGGCATGAAATCTATGAAACTAAGTTAAACATAGTTCATACGCCTGTTAAACCCACCCCGAAGACAGTAGATATTTCTTCTGACTCTTCAGAGGAGCTTTCCCCTTTAGATAAACTGAGAAAGGCTCGCAAAGAGACTCACTATGAATAAAATCTTTCATATTGGTTCAACATTTGAGAAGTCCCTTAATACCGAAGACAATGAGCTTTATATTAATGGGATGGCCAGCACGAAGGACATCGATCGAATGGGAGATACTATCCCTTCTGAAGCATGGACAAAAGGTGGTGGACTAGACAATTATAAAAACAACCCTATTATTCTATTTAATCACGATTACAATCGTCCCATTGGCAGAGCAGTTGAGCTTAGTACTGATGACAATGGTCTACAGCTAAAAGCAAAAATTGCTAAATCTGCTGGTGATGTTCGTAATCTAATTGAAGACGGCGTTCTTGGAGCTTTTTCTGTTGGTTTCCGAGTCAAGGACGCGGAATATCTTTCGGAAACTGATGGATTTAGGATCAAGGATGCAGAACTTTTAGAGGTATCGGTAGTTTCGATTCCCGCTAACCAAGCTGCAACTTTTTCGCTAGCAAAATCCTTTGACTCTGATTCTGAGTATGAAGAGTTCAAAAAATCTTTCACACAAGACTCCCAGGAGTCAATGCCTACCGACTTAGAAGAAGTCGAAGCACAGGAGAAAACTATGAGCGATATTGATATCGACGCTATCGTAGCCGCTACTGTCGAGAAGACTGCGGCTGCAATGGCAATGAAAGAAGCTGAGCGCAAAGCTGCAGATGAAGCGGCTGCTACTAAAGCTGCTGAAGAAGAAGCTGAAAAAGCTGCTCAGTCTGCTTCAATTGTTACCGCAGTTGAAACAGGTGCAGAAAAACTGCTGGCTGATGTTGAAGCCAAGCTTGCTGAGAAAGACGCTAACTTTGAAAAACTGATTGGCGAACTTTCTTCTGAGCTGAAAGAGAAGTCAGCTGAGATCGAAGCAATCCGTAACTCAAAGCGTGTTTTCGCAGATCGTGCAGGTCTGGAAAAAGGCTTTACTGAAGACCAAGCTGTTGAGGCTCACATTCTTGGTGTTGTTACTCAAAAGGGTATGGACACTAAGCTGGGTCGTGACATTATGGAGAAAGTCAATGAAAACGGTGGTGTACAGGTTTCTGCCTCTACAACTGCTGATTTCGAAAGCACTGTATCTACTGCAATCGAAAAGGACATTGAGCTCGAGCTTGTTATCGACCCAATGTTCCGTAAGCTGCAGATGAATGCTGCTTCAATGGTTGTTCCTTTGATGCCAGATGCTGGCTACGCTGAGTTCACCAGTGCTGCCGGTGCAGGCTCTGGTTCAGCCTACAAAGGTAATCTCGAGGCTCGTGGCGATACTGTCGGCTCACCTTACAACGGTTTGGATATGACATCTAAAGTACTTACCACTGGTAAGCTGGTGTCTAATTCTTATCTGGCCAACGAAACTGAAGAAGATGCAATTCTGCCTATTCTTCCTCTGATTCGTGACGCAATGGTTCGTTCACACGCACGCGCTATCGAGCATTCACTGCTTCTTGGTGCTTCTGCTGGTAACGATCTTATTAGCTCACCTTATAACGGTCTGGTTGCTGTTTCAGAAGCAAATGCTGGTACTGACGTACTGACTGCTGCTGGTACAGCAGCTTCTCCAGTTGATCTTACCGTTGCTAACCCTGCGGATGAACTTCTGCGTATGCGTCAATCAATGGGCAAGTATGGTCGTCGTCCTGGAGATGTAATGTACATTGTATCTCTTGATTACTACTACCAGTTGCTGCAAGATGCAGACTTCCAGAACATCAACGAAGTTGGTGATCAGCGTGCAACTAAGATTACTGGTGAAATCGGAAACGTATTCGGTAGCCCAGTAGTTGTATGCGATGAGTTCCCAGGAGCTGCAGCTGGTGAGCCTTGTGCCGTTGCTGTTAATCCTATGAACTTCGTTGTTCCAGTCCTTCGCGGTGTTACCATCGAGCAGGATTACGAAGTCGCTAATCAGCGTCGTGTACTTGTAGCTTCACAGCGTCGTGGTTTTGATAATATGTTCTCAACCGCTGGACAAGCTATTACTTTGAAGTATGCTTCTTAAGTAGCATATTGAGGACGGGGGAGCTTCTGGCTCCCCCAGCCTTTAAGGGTTTTTGATGGCCGATTTACTCACATTAGATGATTATAAGCTCCTAGAGGGTATTAATTCTTCTGACCGCGATGAGAAATATGAGTATTTACTTACGAGTGTAAGTAAGCTTATTAGGACTTACTGTGGCACAGAGTTTGATGCCTATACGCAGTTGCCTGGAAAAACCGAAACTTTTGATATACAATGGGATACTCACTTAGTTCAGCTAGAAGAGTGTCCTGTTATTAATATATTGAATGTATATGAAAGAGCTAGTCAGACAGAAGATTATGAAGAGCTGTTTCGAGATGGTACAAATAATAAATATGAGTGGTACTATGATAATATTACCGACTCTATTATTAGAACTGAAGAAAGCGGGTCATATAAATACTGGCCTCGCGGAGTTCAGTCTGTAAAAATTACTTATACAGCAGGTTACACTTCAATTCCAGAAGATTTGAGACTTGCTGTAGCAGATTTGGTTACTTATTATCATAATAATGAGCATAAAATCAATCAAGCGATCGGTTCTAGTTCGAGAGAAGGTCAGGCAAGTACGTCAATTCGTAATAATCCTGGGTTTCCCGATCATATTAAACGAGTTTTAGACTTGTATAGAGGCATTTAATGTCAACTGAGTTTCTATACAAACTTTTAGACGAACAGATAAAAGGGTTTGATAGACTCAATGAAGAAGCTAGAAAAGAACTAGCTACACATACTCATAAGCTCAATATATCTCAGGGAAGCTTACAAAGAGAAATTCTGTCACAAATCCCTAATCGTGGAGAATTATCTACAGAGGGACAAAGAAAGCTAGAAGCACTGGCAAAAGAGTATGCAAAAAAGATAGCTCAGAAGGTTTATTCTCAATACAATAAACCTTTTTATGACGAATGGACCAAAGTAACCGGAAATTTAGCAAACTTTAGTGTAGTAATGGAAGGCAAGGCTTCTGGAGGAAGAGTTGGAAACGTTTTTAGAAGTTTTCAGAAGTCAATAAAAGCACCAAAAAATGAACTAGTAAATAAGATAAATGTAGTTCTAAAAAATGAAGAAAAACAAGAAATAGATAAAGGAAATTTTTTAGACTTAGGGCATAAAGGGGCCACCGCAGTAGCTAATTTTAGAGGCAATGAGACTAAGTTTAGAATATCTGAAAAAATACGCGAAGAAGGTATTTCAGAAAAAGAATTATCAGACTTAGGCTTTACTATGAAACTTACTAAAAAGGATAGTAAGCAAAAGACAGAATTTGAAGTTGGCTTTGAAGGAGCTAATAGAAATAGATCAGAGGGTGCGACAAAGCTAAAGAAAAGAGCAAATAGAACTAAGGCTCAGCTTGAAAAATTAGTAAAAGCTATAAATACAAAGAAAAACTGGGCTGAAAGAAAAGGTTCTGATAGTAGAAAAACTATAGAAGAAAAGAAAATTATTGCTTCTTTTGAGGATAATATAAAAGAAGGAAAAAATTTAAAAAAACTTACAAAAAACAA